CGCCGGGGGCGGCGAGCCGGTGAGCCTGACCGTTAACCTGTGGTATCGGACGGAGAGCGAAGCCATTCCGAACGCAAAAGCGCAGGAAATAGCAAAGGCCATCGGGCGGGAGGGCGTCAATGTTCCTTGCGACGGTGGGACGATCTGGATTAAGCGCGGGTCTCCGTTTTCTCAAAACCTTGCAGACGAAGTTGACCCCGCAATCAAGCGGAGGTACATCAATGTGACCGCCCAATACAACACTGAGGACTGAAAGGAGAGTTAAATTTGAGATACACAAAAATGAACCCCAACGACTTCAAGCACATGACCTTTGGGGCAGGCATCATCGTGGACGAATTTACGCCCGAAACTGGTGCAGTGCAAGCCAGCGCTATCCGTTGGGCAACCACCGGAGACAACAGCTTTACCGCCACGCGGGACATGCTGGACATGGGCGCGGATATCAACAACTGCCCGGAGAACACTATGCAACTGCAAAAGTCCAAAAACTGGGTTGCGCAGATCAAGGGTACCGCCGTCACCATTACCCCGACAGACGCGGCGGAATTTCTTGGCAATGCAGATGTTGGCACGACCGACACCACGAAGGTGATACCGCGTGCCGATTTGTCCGCATCTGACTTCAAGGATAAGTGGCTGATTGTCAACTACTCCGACCTGAACGGCGATACCAACGGCGGCTATGTGGCCATCCATCTGATGAACGCGCTGAACATCGACGGATTCTCCGGCACGTTCACAAAGGAGGGAAACGGCCAGTTCGCTTACACGCTCCAAGCGTACTACGACATGGACGACATGGAAACCGTGCCGTTTGAAATCTACATTAAGGCCGGGACGGCGGAGAGCGGAGGCAATGAATGATGAATAGTAAGATGGATAATAACAAGAAACAGACTGCGGCAAAAAATGACACACCCATCATGAAGACGATGGCGAACTGTTCCCCGGTTGAATTTCTGCGGCAGACCAACAAAATCCGACACGCCGCCGCCGGCTTTATGAAGGAGACCGGCGTATTGGAGCTTCGTAAGCGCCGCCCTGATCTGACCGGCAAGGAAACGGACGAAGAAAAAAAGGCTGCGCTGGATAAGCAGGCGCGGAAGAACCTGAGCGATATGGCAGACCTCCTCATGGACGTCAACGCCGAAAAGACAGCGGAACTGCTGGGGATGCTCTGCTTCATGGAGCCGGAGGACGTTGCAAATGCAAAGGGCATCGACTTTCTGACCCCTGCCATTGAGCTGTTGAACAGCAGTCCGGTGATGGATTTTTTGCTATCGTTGATGAAATTGGGGGATATGAATATGGGCGCCTGATTTCATCGATCCGGCTTGACCTGCTGGACGTGTTTGGCACGGACTATATTGCCCAGCACGTAATACAGGCCTATCAACAGGAACAGAAAGAATTCGCCTATCGCGTCTATATGTCCGACGCATTAAAACTAATTACAGAAAACACTGGAAAGTACGCAGGTGGAAGCCATTTGACAAAGCGATATGCGGACATTATGACGCAGAAACCCGCTGACACGCGCACGGGTGCTGAGATTGCCCGGGACGTGATAAAAGCGGCGGGATTGGTGGTGATTTAATTGGATGTTTTTAGTCTATTCGCAAAAATCGGGCTGGACACAAGCGATTATGAGAGAGGGCTTAATGATGCAAGCGGGAAAACGCACAGTTTTGGAGAAAAGCTGAAATCTGGGCTTTCGATGGCAGCGAAAACGGTAACCGTTGCAGTCGGAGCCGCGACCACTGCTATAGGGGCGCTTGCGAAATCGTCTCTTGACGGATACGCCGAATATGAGCAGCTTGTAGGCGGCGTGGAGACGCTGTTCGGTGCTGGCGGGAAAAGCCTTGAAGAATATGCGGAATCTGTAGGCGGAATGACAGACAAGGTGAAAAGGCAGTACAATGATTTAATTACTGCCCAGGAGTTTGTTATGGAGGACGCCGCAAACGCTTACAAGACCGCCGGCCTTTCCGCAAATGAGTACATGGAAACCGTAACCAGTTTTTCAGCAGCGCTGATTCAGAGCCTTGGCGGCGACACAATGGCGGCGGCTGAGTATGCAAACACAGCAATCACCGACATGTCCGATAACGCCAACAAGATGGGCACCGCAATGGATTCCATCCAGAACGCCTATCAGGGGTTCGCAAAGCAGAACTTCACAATGCTGGATAACCTCAAGCTCGGTTACGGCGGAACCAAGGAAGAAATGCAGCGGCTTTTGGAAGATGCCGAAAAGCTATCTGGCATTGAGTACGATATTTCCTCTTATGCGGATATTGTAGATGCTATCCACGTTGTGCAAACGGAAATGGGAATCACTGGGACAACAGCGTTAGAAGCCAGTACGACCATCCAAGGCAGTGTGGATTCTATGAAGTCCGCCTGGCAGAACCTTGTTGTAGGAATTGCGGATGAAAACGCGGACCTGGACGGTCTGATCGGGAACTTTGTGGACAGTGTAGCTACTGCAGGAGAAAATATCATTCCACGGGTAGAGCAGATTCTGACAGGAATGGGAACGGTTGTTGAAAAGCTGGGCCCTATCATTGCAGAAAAGCTTCCATCCATAATTTCCTCTGTCCTTCCATCAATGGTCGAATCAGGTATGCAGCTTCTTGGGGCGCTGGGGCAGGGACTGATCGATAACCTCCCCGCCATTATGGATTCGGCGGTACAGATTGTGACAACGCTGGTTCAGGATATCAGCCAATCGCTTCCGGAGCTGATTCCCGCAGCAATGGAGGCAATCACGACTATTGTTCAAGGCCTTATTGACAACCTCCCTATGCTGCTGGAGGGGGCTTTGCAGCTGGTACAAGGTCTGGCGGATGGAATTATCGAGGCAATTCCAGTGCTGATAGAAGCCCTTCCCGAATTAATACAAGGTATTGTGGACTTCCTTATCGAGGGAATTCCCATGTTGATTGATGCAGCGATATCCATTATAGATGGAATTGTAGCGGCGTTGCCGGATATCATACAGGCCTTAATTGACGCGCTGCCAAGCATTATCGAAAGCCTTGTTTCCGGGCTTATCTCCTGTATAGGGGCATTGGTCCAAGGCGCAATCCAGCTTGTGGTCGCGCTTGTGACCCATATGCCGGAAATCATAGCATCCCTCATTGAAGCTATTCCGTACATCATTACCTCTATCATAGACGGGTTTGTGGATGGATTGGGCTCATTTGTGGAATGCGGCGGCCAGATTATGGATGCATTGTGGCAAGGTATCCAAGATATCTGGGATTCAATGGTTACATGGTTTACGCAGACTATCCCAGAACTTATAGGGAACATTGGCACATGGTTTTCTGAGCTGCCTGGCAAAGTTGGGCAATGGTTTACGGAGGTTTTTAATAATGTAAAAGCCTGGGGTTCCAATATGTGGAACAAAGCGCAAGAGATAGCCAAAGACTTTGTTAATAAATTTGTAAATTTTGTTAAGGAACTGCCTGGAAAACTTTGGGAATGGCTGCAAAATGCAATTTCGAAAGTTACATCATTTGCAAGCGACTTATGGAACAAAGCCGTGGAAGCGGGCGCAAATCTCGTTAAAGGCCTGTGGGACGGCATTCAAGGTCTGGCCTCATGGCTATGGGAGCAAGTATCCGGATGGATTTCTGGAATTTGGGATGGCATCTGTAATTTCTTTGGCATACATAGCCCCTCAACAGAAATGGCATGGGTGGGTGAAATGCTGGTGAAGGGTTTGGCCGGCTCCATCAATGAAAACGGAGATGAAGCAGTTTCAGCAGCAGAAAACATGTCAGAAAACATCCTAAAGACAATGGACGGTCTTGGGAAAGAAATGGAAAACGCCATCTCTTCCGATCTTTTCCCGAATGAGATCAGTTCCAGCGTGAAAGCATATAGCGGACAAGGCAGAGGAACGGAAAGCGGTCTCTATGGCAGCAGTGTATTCCATATCACCATCAATGGAGCAAAATACAGCGACGAACAAAGCCTGGCCCGGGCCGTTGCCCAAGAAATCCAGTATATGACAGAGAGGAGGAGCGCCGCTTTTGCAACTGCATAATGTGTTTTGGTTTAATGGAACCAGAAGCGATAAGATCGGCATACAGTTGCAAGACCCTGTCGCTTTCTCCTCTCCTGTTCCAAAGTCGCAAAAAATAGAGGTGCCGGGAAGAAACGGGGACCTGTATTTTTCAGAGAATTCCTTTGGGAATATAACCGCCTCGGTAAAATGTTTTGGGCTGAGGAAAGAAAGGGTCCAGGATATTTTGACGGATGTGTCAAAGCATTTCTATACAACAGGCTACAGAAGGCTTGAAACAGCAGAAGAACCCGACATTTACAGAATGGCTGTTCTCTCGGATTTTCCCCAAACGGAAATTAGGATGAGAACCCTGGCTCCTTTTGAAATAATGTTTAACTGCAAACCCCAGCGCTACTACAAAAGCGGGGAGCGGCCCCTGGATCTAGAAAAATCCGGCCAACCCCTCTACAACCCCGGCTACGAGGCCTACCCAATCCTGAAAGTGTACGGCTCAGGTCCCGGCACCATCACCGCCGGAGGCCATACCGTGAGCCTCAAAGCCATAGACGGCTATGTCACCCTGGACTGCGAACTCCAGGAAGCATATAAAGACACAGCCAACAAAAACAACACCATATCCGCCCCAGAATTTCCTACCCTCCCCCCTGGCGAGTGCGCGGTAACCTGGACCGGCGGGGTCGCAAGGGTGGAGCTTACACCGAGGTGGTACACCATATGAATCATCCCATCCTATACCCATCCAGCGAAACAGCCTTTGAAACAAACGGAATCGGCCGGCTGTCGGACGCGGTAGCCTGCGCCGTCACAGAAGAGCGAAACGGGATGTTTGAGCTGGAACTGCGGTATCCTGTCACCGGCCTCCACTATTCGGATATCACCCTTCGCAGCCTCATCCTGGCAATGCCAAACCCCATAGACCAGCCTCAGCCCTTCCGGGTCTACCGCATCACCCGCCCCATAGACGGCATTGTCACCGTCTATGGAGAGCACATCAGCTACGACCTTTCCGGCATCCCGGTGAATCCCTTCACCGCAGCCAGCGCCGCCGGGGCCATGGCCTCTCTGAAAAACAGCGCCGCCGTCCCCTGCCCCTTCGTCTTCTGGACCGACAAAACCACTGCGGCCAACATGACGGTTACCACCCCCGCCTCCATCCGCAGCCTCCTTGGGGGCGTGGAGGGGAGCGTGCTGGATACATACGGCGGGGAATACGCCTTTGACCGCTATCTTGTACGGCTCTACGGCCGGCGGGGGGCGGACAGAGGGGTCACCATCCGCTACGGCAAAAACCTCACCAGCCTGGAGCAGGAGGAGAACTGCGCCTCGGTTTACACCGGGGTGTATCCCTACTGGTTTTCCAGTGAAGGGAATACCCTTGTGACCCTGCCGGAAAAAATCGTAAATGCCCCGGGAACCTATTCCTTTGTCCGCATTCTCTCCCTTGACCTCTCCCAGGAGTGGCAGGACCCTCCCACAGAACAGCAGCTGAGGGCCCGGGCGGAGCGGTATATGAAGGAAAACAACATCGGGGTGCCGAAGGTGAGCATCGACCTGTCCTTTGTGCAGCTTGCCCAGAGCGAAGAGTACAAGGACAAGGCCCTTTTGGAGAGGGTGAGCCTGTGCGACACTGTCCATGTCATCTTCCCCGCCCTTGGGGTGGACGCGGAGGCAAAGGCGGTGAAAACCGTCTACAATGTTCTCCTGGACCGGTTTGACAGCATAGAGCTAGGGGACGCGAGAACAAACCTAGCGGACACTATCGCTTCCCAAAATCAGGCCATGAAGGAGGAGAAAAAGGAGCGGAGCACCGCTATACAGGCCGCCGTTGACAACGCCACAAAGCTCATAACCGGAAACGCCGGGGGCTATGTTGTGCTTCACAGCAGCACCGGCCAAAAGGAGCCGGATGAAATCCTCATTATGGACACCCCGAAGATTGAGACGGCCAAAAAGGTGTGGCGGTGGAATAAAGCGGGGCTCGGCTATTCCTCCAATGGCTATAACGGCCCCTATGGTTTAGCTATGACCCAGGACGGGGCCATCGTAGCCGACTTTATCACAACCGGCATCCTGACAGCGGACATCATCCAGGCAGGGGTGCTCCAAAGCATAGACGGCCAGACCTTTTATCTGGACCTTGTGGGCGGGGTGCTCCGCATGAAGGCCCAGAGCTTGGAGATCAGCGGGAAGACGGTGGAGGCCATTGCAAAGGGTGAAGCGAATGATGCGGCTGGTTCCGCATTGGAAGACGCAAAAGAGTACGCGGATCAAGCCGCTTCTGACGCTGTGGATCAGCAGACCCAGACGGATATTTTCAACAAGCTCACCAACAACGGCGAGACCCAAGGCATTTATCTAAAGGACGGGAAGCTCTATCTCAACGCCACTTACATTGCCACCGGTATCCTCAAAGACGTGAAGGAAAACACGACCCTCAACCTTTCCACTGGGGAGCTGACCATGAAAAAAGGGTCTATCAACATCGGGAACGGGACCTTCAAGGTGGATACCAGCGGGAATCTCACCGCTAACTCGGCGGAAATCATGGGCTCCATCAAGACCGGGGACCCTGACTATGGTTTTTATGCCAATTTAATTGACGCGAAGCTGGTGGGCGGAGAGGACGGCAAGCAGAGCGGATATATTGATTTTTCTGGCTCAGCGAGAAATATATCCACTGGAATTATTAGAAAAGGGATCCAGATACAGGGCGGAATGCTGCGGATCTCTACAAACATGATAACAGTCGCCAAGTCTTCTAATGTGGGAACTACCTCAACAGAGTGCGGAAATGGCACTTTAGAGTATATCCGCAGTATCGAAGCCAACAGCGACGGGACTATCACATGGTACACAGGCCATCTTAGTTTCATCAATGGGCTTATGACCACTTCTCTTGAATGAAAGGATGAGAAATAAATGACCACATACCTTGCCCAATGGCCCGGAGGGGCGATCTATCTCTCTTCCAGCGAGCAGATGGACCAATATTTGGGACGTGGAGCCAGCATCTACCAAGAGGAGGACGGCGTGCAGACCCTTATTGCCACGCCGGAGGACGGTTATTTGGTAGAAAGGCCGGTGTTCCCTCAAAAAACAACCTTTTCTTTTCAACAGGGAGGGATGAACCATGACGGATAACGAGAGAATTGAAAAGCTTCAGCAGGATATCGTGGGAGCCATTAACCAGGCGAATTTGCCTCTCGGGGTGGTGAATCTGGTGCTGGAGAATATACGGTATCAGGTTCTGGAGATCGCAAAGAGAGCGGAATTGGAAAAGGGGGAGTGAAGGTGGCGGCGAATGTTCACAGCCTTCCGGGCAGGGCCATTGTGCATCACACGGGGGCGGACCTGAAAAACCGGGACGCCCGGTTTGAGACGGTGTATCTGGTTCAGTATGACGATACCTTGCCGGTGATAGCGGTGCATCTTTATGCCGGCGGCGCGGCTTATACCGTTCCGGAGGGAGCGGATGTGAATATCCGGCTGGACAAGCAGGACGGGCATCATGTCTATAATCCGGCCCTTGGGGTGGACCAAAGCCGGGGTATCGTTTATTTTGGGGTCACCCAGCAGATGACCACCAACGAGGGGTATTTTTCCCCTGTGGTGGAGATATCGGCGGGAGGGGAAGTGGCCGGGACCGGTGCTTTTACCATTTGCATGGACCGAAACCCCATTCCCTCCAGCGCCATCCGCAGCACGGACGAATATCTCACTCTTGCGGAGCTGGTGCGCATGGCAAACGCCTCTGCGGAGGCTGCGGCAAACAGCGCAGCTACCGCTACCAACAAGGCTACGGCGGCTCAGCAAAGCGCCACCAAAGCGGCCCAGAGCGCCAGCACCGCCACCCAAAAGGCGACGGATGCGGCGGGGAGCGCCACTTCGGCCTCTGGAAGCGCGGCCACAGCAACGGCGAAGGCTTCTGACGCTTCTGGGAGTGCGGCGGCGGCAAAGGTAAGCGAGACGAATGCCAAGGCTAGTGAGCTGGCGGCGAAAGAGGCGGAGGAGCACGCGGTGGCCATTGCCGGGGGGACGGCGGACGCGGCTCAGAAGCTTTCTACGGCGCGGAAGATAAACGGGACGGCGTTTGACGGGACGAAGGATATCCGGACACAATCGGCCTACAATTATAAATGGGAGTCTATAAACGGCGCCTATTATAACATTTTTTATAAAGGGCTCATGCAGAGAAGTTTCATAGACGCAACCTTCCTTATCACCATAGGGGCATGGGGATATGGAGATAAAGGAATTTATTTTATGCACTGCGGACCAACGGGAGCTACAACACTTGGCGTTAGCTTAACCCAAATCGCGTCTCCTCCAGTGAGCGCTGGAAATGTTCAGTTTGGCTACTATATTGAAGACGGCTATCTGTATGTTGGAGTATATGCCCCGAGATACTCCCGAATCCATATCACAGAAATAGAAGAGCCAGGTTCGGGCAACGCAACTATTGGCGCTCTGCTACAGATTTCCGACAAACCGGATGGCTGGACTCCGGTCTTTGCAGATCTTCCAGGCGATATAGGAAATGGGGGTTTCCACAACAGCCATTATGTAGGAAAAAGCCTGGGCGCGTCGGTTACAGCCGCCCAGTATGCGGCGATTTCTGCGGGAACCTTTGACGGGCTGTACATTGGGGACTACTGGACCATAGACAGCGTGGTCTATCGTATCGCCGCCTTTGACTACTATTACCAATGCGGAGATAGCAACTTTACAAAACATCACGCGGTGCTTGTGCCAGGTTCCCCCTTGTACAATGCACCAATGAACGACACCGCCACCACAACAGGCGGATATGTGGGGTCAAAGATGTACACCGAAGGGTTGGAGCAGGCGAAGACTGCCATCCAGGCGGCCTTTCCTGGACATGTGCTTTCCCACAAGATTTTGCTTACAAACGGGGTAACGAACGGCAAGCCATCGGCGGTGGCGTGGAAGACAAGTGAAGTGGACTTGATGACCGAGGCTATGGTATACGGCGGAGAGGTTTGCGCGGCTGGGCCGGATGGAACGGATGATGTTCTCAACTTTAAGGTGGAAAAATCCCAGCTGCCTTTATTTGCTTTCCGGCCGGATTTGATTGTACCCGCAAACAGGGGCTATTGGTGGCTGCGGGATGTGGCTTCCAGTGCGAAGTTCACATGCGTGGCAAATTACGGGTTTGCGGCGACATCGAACGCCACTGCTAACGCGGGGGTGCGTCCCTGCTTCTGTATCGGGTAAAGGCAACAAGAAGCTGGGTGGAAAACAATCTTTTAGATTTCGGAAAGGAAGGGATAAAGGGAATGGAATATCAGGAAGGAATTTTAGAAGAGGAAGAGGGTTTGCTTGGGGAGGACCCTAATTTAGAAGAAATCCCCATAGAAGAGCCGGAGCCGCCGCAGCCGGAACCGGCCAAAGTATATACGATTGCTTTAGCAGACGGCAGACAGCTCACCGGCCTAGGCTTGAACGGAACCAACTTTGTGAGCGCTGAAAAGGTGGACGAGACCATCTTTCAGGACAATCTCTCGGTAATGACCGTCTCCGACGGGGAGACGGAGAGGGTGTATCACCATGTGGAACTGATTCAGCAGCAGAAGCAGCAGGACGGGAGCTGGTATCTGGCCTTTCGGGAGAAGACGGCCCAGGAGCTGGCCGCCGAGGCTTTAAAGGAGGCTATGGAGAGCATCACGGATATGCAGCTTGCCCTGGCGGAAGTGTATGAAATGATATTGGGAGGGATGTAAGATGGCGAAGATTTACGCGGCCCTGATTCAAAAGGGCTTGAAGACCATTGAGGATGTGCCAGACAAGCTGAAAGACGCGGTCCGGGCGTTGCTGGAAGAGGAGGAGAAAACGTGACTATCTGGCAGACGTTGGCCGCCATCGGCCTGCCCAGCGCGGTGATGGGGCTGATTGTGTGGAAGCTGGAAAGCCGCATTGCAAAGCACGAGAAGGAAATAGAGGCAAGGCAAACGGCCCAGGAGGAGCTGCTGATGCTCATTGTCCAGTCCAACGGGGCCTCTATTGCCTTAGGGGAGGCCACCGCAAAGGCGGTGCAGCGGATTCCCGATGCTCACTGCAACGGAGACATGCACGAGGCTTTGGAGTATGCCACCAACATTAAGCACAAGCAGAAGGATTTCTTGGCAAAGCAGTGGATTCAGGCCTTGTGGGATTGAAGTAAGGAGGCATGACATGGGCGCGGATTACATGGGAGGAGAGAATCCTTTTGGACAAAGGGAAACGGGCTTGGGAGAAGAGAAGGAGCTAAAGAAGGGATTCTTTTCCAAGGTGCTGATTTCCCTGATTATCGCGGCAAACGTTGTGTTTGTAGTAGCGGTGCTGGTTATTTTCTGTTCTACTTACGCGGAGCCCTCCACCCTGATTATGGCATGGTTCGGGTTTTCCACCGGCGAATTATGGGCACTGGCCTTTGTGAAGAAGTCGAAACTGAAAAAGGAGGAGAAAAAAGAATATGGGTCTGAAAGGAAGTCTGATTATGGGGAAGAATCCGGTGACGGAAAACCCGAAAACACCATTTCCAGTTGAAACCTCAAAACCTTCTTCCCCGGCGCCAGTAGGGAGTCAGAAGCTGATTCAGCCCCTTAACAGAATGCTGGTGGGGTTCGCTTATAAAAATACCTATTA